GGCTGCATCCACTTGGGATATGGCCTGTTCTTGCCTAGTCTCTTGTTCGCCGCATCCCACGCGAGACGGGCCTTCTTCTTGATGAGTTCCCGTCGCCTCAGGCACGCTGCACAAGGCATCGCTCACTGCCTCACTAACCTCGGTAAACGTCAGGTAGTTCACCTGACAGTGATGACAACCGGCTCAGTCGCAGGCCAGGGGAACGTCTTGCACGCCTCGTTGCTGAGCTCGGACTCAACACCATTCGCCACTGCGCTCACCTGCCAACACGTCTCACCAGGCTGAAGACCCGTGTCGACTATGACAGGTGATCCGTCGATGTCGGCGACGTGAGTCTTCTCGCTGCCCCTGGAACCCTGATAAAGCTTGTACGTGATGACGGTACCAGGAGCGATATCCGTGCCGTCTACGTACTTNGTCGGCGCGTGNAACGTGATCGTTGCAANGCGCGGCTCCTGCGCCTGNACGACACGACACGCACCGATCAGCATGAGTGCGCCGAGCAGCGTCATCGAAAGCCGAAAGAGATTCAGCATGGTGACTCCAACGGGGAATAGGTGCCCGCTGACCTCGGTACTTGGCGTACAGAGTTTCCTGGAGGTGTTTGCCGAGCGCGGGCGGAAACGAAAACGCCCCGAGCCCTTGCGGGGTCGAGGCGTAGAGTGACAATTGTCTCAGTGTGCCTGATCGTAACACAAAACCCGCCAAATGCAAGAACTTTTTTTACTCCATCATCGCCAACAGCAATCGGCGGGCCTTCGCCAGTCGTTTTTCCAGCGTATCTTGCGGGATATCTGCGAGCTTGCACTTGTCCTCCAGCGTCCATGCTGTGCCATCCCTGCGTAGCATCGGAACGAACCGGATCCAAACCGCTTCTTGAAGTTGCTCGGGCAACTTCAGAAATTTCTGGTGGAACTCGTAGACGTGTTCCGGCATGTCTCGGCAGAGAATCCGATGACCCGCGATACCGCCGCCGCGACCATGAGTGAACGCAAGCAGGACGTTTTCAGCGGGCCAGCCGTCGTCATGCTCAAGCATGTTCCGCTCGATCCATCCGCCCCAACGACGCATCTCGCTTTCTAACGCGCTTCGCAATAACCGCTCGTAAGCGACGGTCATGTACCAACCCTCATCAGGTACTCAAGCGCTTGCTCAGTACTCGTGACGTATGGGACTCCGTACTTTTCGCAAAACTCAGCCTGTGCCTTCTGTCGCTTGTCCAGCTTCGGCTCGCCCTTCTTGTTCGCGGGCCGCTTCACTTCGATCAACACCCACATGTTCACCGGCCACGTCGCTCGCCTCACGAGCAAGTCACATGGCCTGCCGATGGTCTCGACCGAGAAATGCAGCGCACGCAGCTCGTCAACGATCTGCTGCGTTACTGCATCGGGCTTGTCGGAGTGGCGACGGAAGCTCACTGCCACACCTGCCTGCTTAGTCCGAACATGCGGATTCTCAATCCCATTCGACGCGACCGCCAAAGCGCATCACGTCCTGTTCTAACTTACGACGCACCGACTCCAGGCTGTCGTGCCCGGTCCAGATTCGCCACCAGTAGCGACTCAGTCTCTCCCGTAGCCTCGCTAAATAACTCGCCGCGATCATTTACCCTCCACCGCATGCCTCTCGCACGCCGAGAACCCTGCTCCGCCATGAGTTTTTCTGCCGCGCTGTACGGCCTTCCAAACGCTCCCATCAGTAATGCCGTAGATGTGCATCAAATCTTTCGGTCGAGCCCCGAAAAGCCGAGCTTCAAAAATCCTCTTCGTATCCTCAAGAGATAACTTCCTAAGCGAGCGGCCTTTGGCGCGCATATCTGCCATGTTGTCCATATGCGAACCGACAAAGAGGTGCTCCGGGTTAACGCACGACGGCCTATCGCATCGATGAAGAACAAACATCCCATCAGGAACCGGGCCGTAAGTTATTTCGTAAGCGAAACGATGCGCTGTCGTTGGGACCTTCGTTCCATTCGACACGCGGCCATAGCCATTGCCCTGGATCGATCCGGTCCAAATGATGCAGTCACCATCTGGCCTTGTTTTTCTCCAGAACGCCTGGATTCTTTCTTCAGGTGTGTATCGTCTCGGCATTGTCTTTATTCCAGCGAATCTCACATGAGCGGAACACGCCATCCTTGCTCCATCCAGAGTCGATGTGCTCTCTGATATCCCGATCCATGTGGTTCCCTTTCCATCCAACGTAATACGGCCCGTGACTCGTCTTGTGCCTCACGACGTAGTAGCCCGCATACTCCCCATCCTCGAAATGCAGCGTCATCACGTCGTAGCTTGCGCGTCGCCAGTTCATTTGAGGCTCCGTCTTGGTGTGTCCTCTAGGAATTCCATAGCCGAGAATCCGCCTCGCACCTCTGCCGCACCCAATCCAGGTCAAAACTCGCCGCCACTAGCCGACCCTCACACTCAGCGCGCCAATCGAAGTAGCTCCCGCGCCATGAACCAGTGATCTCGTAGCGTTTGCCGTTGAGCATGAGTTCGTGTCTCAGGAGGCGCTTCTCAGTGCATCGTTCCAATCCTTCGACTTGGGCGTGCGAATTTCCATCTGCACCCTGCCCTGCAATCGCTCCATCAGCTTTGCCGCCGCGTCCAGTCCCGCGATATCCCGGTCCGCGAAGATGATCAGCTTCTTGACGTTCTGCGGAGGTTCGAACTTCGCCAGTAGCGACGTGTTGAGTGCGGCCCATGTCGGCACCTCATGCATGATTGCGGCAGACAGCGCAGTCTCGATCCCCTCGGCAATGCCGAGCGTGTCTCCGTGAGTCATGAGACGCACCGCGCACCCCTCTCTCGCTGTCATGGGCGACAGAATCTTTCGCGGCTCCAGTTGCTGCAGCTTTTCTCCGCTGGGTGTTAGGTAGGTCACGTGCGCGGTGACCAATTGGCCGTTCACGTCGCGCACCGCGGCTACCAGCGCTGGATATCGACCGATGCGCTTGCCTTCTTGCCAGTACTCGACGGATGGATGCGCGCGGAGACTGTGTCCTTGCGGCAGCGGCCAGAGCGCACGGCTCGCCAGATACAGCACGGCTGGCTCGCAGTTCTCGAGCAAACAGCTCTCGCGGATCAGATTGCGGACTCGTTGCGTGGGCTTGGCGGGCTGCTCTGGGGTGGCCTCATGAGTCTGACGCAGCCGCACCGTCTCAAGAGTCTCATCGCTCAAACCAGCCAAGCTCATCACGGTTCTGCGTGCCTCCGCGAACCCAATGCCCAGGGCAGCCATCAGCAGCTGGAATCCATCCAAGTGACCGCAGTGCCGGCAGTACGCATCACCGCGGCCGTATTTGTTGCTGAAGTGATATCGATCCGTGCCGCCACACTTCGGGCATGGGCCATGTTTCTTGCTCAGCTGCTGCTCACTCAACCCTGCATCGAGCAGAACTTTGCGCCAACCCTCTGGACCGAGGTGCGCATGGATCGCATGCGAATCCCATCTCATGCCGCCGCCCTCTCAGCACCGCGGCGCTTCGCCCAGCGGATCTGCTGCGCCTTCAGCCATCCGGCCGTTTGCGCGCTCGGTTGCTCCGGCGGCAACGACCACCAGCCACGCGGCATCGCCTCATCGTCGGGCCGCTTGAACTTTGTGCGCGTCTGCGACCATGCCCAGTACCGGCCAGAGTTCGGTTTCTCCATCCACCGATCCGGCCAGCGATTCGCGTACCATTGGCACGCCTCGCGGTAAAACCGCTCCATCGCATCGCGATCCATCGGCTCTTCCTGCGATTCGACGAGCCGCGCATCGACCACCTGCACGGGCTTTGCGGTCGGCGTCGGGTGCCAGCCGCAGTGCGGGCAATTCGGGCCTTCCTCGGTGGTGAGCCACGAGCATTTACACTCCTTGCAGGTCCGCGGCCGTTCCTCGGCGCTCTGGCGCTGCATCCGTTCCCGCGCCTGTGTGTTCACGTTGGACGTGCTGTCGAGCGACCAGTCCCGGTCATACAGCGGGTGCCCCAGGTTCTCGATGACGCGGCCGTGGTCGATGAGCGTGAAGTATTCCTTCCCGGGTGCCGGCCGCATGCCTCGTCCCACCGACTGCAGATACATCACGACCGAGCGGGTCGGACGAGCCAGCACCACGCAATCGACGAGCGGAATATCGATCCCGTACGACAGCAGGAAGCAGTTGATGACCACAGTGGTTGCGCCGGATTCGAGTCGCGCAATCACCTCTTCGCGCGTGTCGTCATCGTCGTCATCGGTGAGCTGCTCAGCAGCCACGCCAGCCTGTCGAAACTTCTGCAGCAGCTCGGCGCCATGCCCCTTGTCGCACGCGAACACCAGCGTACGCTGGCCGTTCGCAATCGCTAGCCAGTTCTCCACCACGTCGCCGATCAACTTCGGGCGGCTCATGAGCTCGGATAGACGGCCGGTTTTGTAATCGCCCGTCTTGCTGTCGGTGCCCACGGATCGCAACTCCTTCGAGCTCACAATCGGCTTGTTGAAGATCCGCGGGCGAACGAGTTGGCCTCGAGCGACGAGGTCGGCCACCGATGGCCCCAGGATCAGCGCGTCGAACTGATCGCGCAGGCTCGCGCCTGAGGTCTTTGCTGGCGTCGCAGTGAACCCGAATTGCCACGCCTCCGGGTAGCTGTTCAGGACCGCCTGCCGGCTCGCTCCGAGGGCCAGATGAGCCTCGTCGAACACGACGACATCAGCGTCCGGCAGCGGCATTTTTCCGTCCACGATGCACCGGCGGTACAGCGTGTCCACGCTCGCCACTTGCACGGGCTGTGACCACGCCGTCAGCCCAGGCAACGACGCCGCGATGACGCCATGACGCACGCCGATCAGGTCGAGCCGATCGTGGATCTGCCGCACGAGCCGCGTGCGCGTCGCCAGCACCAGCACACGCAGCCCAGCGGCTACCGCCGCCGCGATCAGGACCGCGAAAATCGTCGTCTTGCCGCTCCCGGTCGGAGATTGCACGCAGATCCGCCGATGCGTGCGCAACTTCGCGGCAATCCGCGCCAGCAGATCGGCCTGGTAGTCCCTCAGCGTCACAGCGCCAGTCTGCGGCAAAACGTCCAGCCAATCGGCCGTCTCTAGCGTGCGCGCGCGCGCGTAAGAGGGCTGTTCAGGGAGTAGACCTAGATCTACCTGATACGGCATCTCCAGATTCATGCTTTCCCTCCTGAATAGCCTCTTATCTCTGGGATATGAGATGGCATCAGCCGAGCATGGTCACAAGCATGGTCCCGAGCATTGCTTGGACCATCGCCAGAGCAATCGCCGGGTAATGCTTGAAGCATGCTCCGAGCATTCCTCTTTGCTTTGCTCCAGCGAGCCTCCGCGGCATGCTTGGAGCGCTCCTTGTTGACCTTCGCTTTCTTCTCGGACACCGCTCGAATCTCCTCCAGCGTCAAATTGACTAGCCCGGCATCGATCTCGGTGAACTTGTGAGCGATCGCCGGGAACAATTTCAGGAACCGCTTTTCGTCATATCGGATCAGCTTTGCGAGCCGCTTAGGATCCGTGGGAAGAGGGCCTGTCGCCCACTGATGCGCGAGCAACAGCATGTAGAGAGACTGTTCCTCGCCGTCCATCTTCAGGGTGCCGCCAAAGAATCGATCGACCCAGAACGGCATGAACGGTAGTGTTGATTTGGGTTTGCTCATTTCTGTGCCAAGAACTCATCCAGCGTCATGCCGTTATGGACGCGCATGGCGTCTACCGTCTCGTCGTGCCGGTCCTTGACTGCGGCTCCCCTCCAACAACTTGGCTCGAAGTGCATCCGCGCGTTCGAGTCGCTTCGTGAGCGCCTTGAGCAATTCGTTGTTCTCGCGCTCGAGGCGCTGGAGCTCGTCCTCCGGCTCGATCCAAGTCACGGCGTAACCAAGCTGCTGTGCCTCGTATTGAATCGTCGCGAATGATCCCGCTTCTTTGGCGAGGCGCTTGATCTGAATGACTTCCTGCGGACAGAGCTTCTGGGCCTGGTCGGGATTGATTGCATTGCGCAACTTGGTTGCAGCGGTCGTTGGGTTCTCGGCGGGCCAGAGCTTGCCTGCGACGACCTTGAATCCGCCTGCGGCAGCGNTGTCGGCACCCAACGCATCAAAGATGGTGTCGTGAAAAAGCGCGGTCTGGTGCATGGTTATGCGCCCTTATGCGATGTGTAGAGGAACGTAGAAGGCGTATTCGCGTTAATGAGCGACATGAACGACTGCCTGAACAGATCGAAAAACCGCGACAAGGCGTGCTCGCACCTGAGTGGGAAATTCCCTGAATTGCAGGTGCGTGAGACTCGTGTCTCTATCTCTGTTCGAGACGCTGTGCGACGGTTGACCCCGTCGACAACACAACAGCGGAAACGACGAGATGAAGAAAGGAAGGAATCAAGCACGTTTGCGCCTCGTGACGGTGGATGGCCTCGTGGTAGCGAGATCCGGGCACAATTCTTCACGCGGCAATCCAGAGATCCGCTCGAGCTCCAGGATGCGATCCACGTCCCGCGGAAGACCCGACTTACGCCACTTGTGGATAGCTTGCGGAGTGACGCCCAATGCGCGCGCTAACGCAGCGACTCCTCCAGAGCATCGGATGACTTTATCGACCAAGGTTGTAGCCATGCCGTTAAGTCAACCACAGGTTGAGAACTTGGTCAACCTACCGTTGCTGGTGCCGCTAAACCCCAGGTTTCATGCTTATGTCATGACAGCTCTCGGTAGAACCATCAAGTCTCGACTCAAAGCCCTAGGCAAAACCCAAGCGTGGCTGGCCGAGCAAGTTGGCGTCAGTGAGAACGCCGTGTCCAAGTGGATCAAGACCGGGAAAATTAGCCGCGAGAATCTGAAACGAACGGCTGACGCGCTCGAAATTAGCGTTGCACAGCTTCTCGACCCTCACCCCGTCCCCGAGCTAGACGAGCGCTGGCACTCGTTTCCGCCATCACTAAAGCGGCGTGTGCTCGATCTGGTCGATGAATTGACGGCCAAGCGCCGAGCGTAGATGTGGCCAG